CCGTTTGACTTATCAATAGAACCTTGAAACTTCATAAGATAAGCAGTTTTACCAGCGGGGACTGTATAAAGTGCCATCAACGTTTGACCCGCATCTGCTTTAATGATAGCTCTTACAGCACCGTCAACACTAATCTCAATGTCATCGTTATTAGTTCCAGTCAGTTGAACTACTCTAAAAATTCGTAGAAATTCTGTAGTGCCAGAAGAACCAATAGTAATGGTTTCTGTTACAGGAGCATAGTTTTCATCAAGTCCTTGAACTTCTACTGTTCCAGTATCACCATTAGTAGAAGCAACAGATGCTACGCCAGCAGTTCCGATATAAGAATAGAGTGACGCGTCATCCCAGATTGTGGTGTATCCTCCTCCCTGAATGGTTATATCATCACTATATCCAAACTTATTGATGTGTGAATATCCGTCTAACAATCCAGCAGCAATAGGGATGTTAGCAGCAGCACCATAACTGTTGAGTGGATTGCCGTTTTCATCGGCAAGCATCACAACTTCAAAGTTAGTAGTGTCTTGTGCTCTATATGCTTGAGCGTCTTTGTTCCACTGTGCCATTAGTTTGCAAAAGCGATTTTAGTAGCAAAAACATCTGATACCGAAGTGCCAGTCAAATCTTCGGCAAAGATTTCATCTGAAGAATTTTTAGCAATTGTTGCTCTCTCGCCAGTTGCTAAAGCGATCGATGGTTGATTGATAGCAGCTTCTCCATTGTCAATTCTGATCTGGCATGGAGCTCCAGAGTTATTCAACACTGACACTAGCGTAGCCAGAGAAATATCAGATCCGATTACAGGAATTTCTACTAATGGAGTAATTGGTTTTAAGATCATGATTCTCCAGTTTCTTCTTTCTTATTTATTTGTTTAAGCATTTTCTGTAGGTCTGCTGTGCTACCTACAAATAGATTGTTCGTGGTGTTGTTAGTCTCTCGCTTGGTGGGTGCTTCAAGGTTCTTCATCTTCTGTTGAAGATCTAGAAGTTTATCGGTGGCGTCTGCTACCTGCTTCATGGCGTTCACAGCGACTTCATACGCTCTAGGGTGTCCAGACTCCTGTGCCACTTCTAAGGCACCGTTAAGCGCCTCTGTGCCCTTGTCTATGAGTGAGTACAAAGACCCACGGGTAAACTCGTAATCCTTTGTCTGGTCGTCCTTGTCTGCCTCTCTGGGAGGTTTTGGTTTTGATGGTTCAATATCTGTAGATTCAACTTCGATATCAAAGATATCTTCCATGTTCTTTTCAAATTCGTTCATAGTAGTTCAATCCCTTCATTAAATCCAAAATCGTCGGTAGAAATAATCAGTTCATCGTCAGCAGCATTGATGACACCATCGGCATTCTTATCTTCCAATGCCTTAGGTGAATAACTGTAAGCAGCAGTTCTTCTGCTAGCAGCAAGGTCTCCAACTGATTCGTAAATAGTTGCTTTACGAATGATACCTGTGTTGGTGTAAGGACCGTAGATATATGATTTGGCAGTAAAGTTTAACGACCACACAATGCTTCTACGATCTAAGAAACTATCATCCCAATCATCTTCATAGTTAATATTGTTCAGCACAATAGCAATATCTTTTTTCTCTTCCATGTCAGTGATCATGTTAAGAGTGATATTAAAGTTAGGTTGAAAGAATGGTAAAATCTGCTCAAGAATCTGTAGACCGTCATCTTGAGACTTACCGATGATACCTAGTTCAAATGACATGTCATATGGAACTGGAACATACTGAGTTCTAACTTCCGATCCATCATCAGCAATAGTAGTTCTGTATTTTTGTACAGGACTTGTCTTACGAGCAGGATCATATGTGATACCAGTCATCTCGAAATAGAGACGTGGTAGTGTAATAGCAACTTTTCTGTCTACATCTGGATTCTGTTCTAGACGTGTCAAGAACTTTTGCTTAGGTCCATAAGCAAGGGGAACTTTTTCAACCTCCAACACATCACCTGTGTTGGGATCTACTTTCTTAAGTTCGATGTTGTTGAATAGTGTACCGAAACCAATTACCGTTTTACGGATAGCTTCGTTATAGAAGTGTGCCCCAAGCATTAGAATGAATCCATAAAGTTACCATACTCACCGAAGGGATTAACTTCACCCCAATCGATTAATTCGTCAGCCTCTTGTTCGATCTCATAATTTTGATCGTAGCTGCTGTTGGTATTATTTAGAGTGTTATAAGACTCAGGACTCCACTTGGCACCTGAAGTTAGACCAGTTACTACTTCAGCAGTAGTAAACGTTCCTGTTCTGTTGATAACTTCGAGTGCTCTAGTGGCACTATCCCAGGACTTGACTTCCGCTCTATTGTCCTTAGGCGAATAATCGATGGTGACCGTAGGTTCTGATGTATACCCAACCCCGCCGTCAGTGATAACAACACCAGTAACAAGACCCGTCGCGCTAACTGTGGCAGTTCCTGTAGCATCTGTAGTTGCTCCTCCTCCAGAGAATGTAACTGTTGGTGGCAGTGCTTGATTGTAGTATAGACCTGTGTCTGTCATAACTACATTATCTACAGCGTCTCCACTAATACTTGCTGTTGCCTTAGCAAGGAATTCATCTCCGACAATTTCCTCACCAACTTGGAAGTTCCCCGTACCACCAGGGTCCATAAAGAGTCTGATAGAACTGGAGAACTTAGTTTCAATCTCGTCGATCTCGGCAACACCAGTATCAATGAGATCACTGCCAACCTCATAGATCTCGGCAGTCATTGTATAGAACTGTAGTTTGCCCATCTGATAGAAGGGTTGCTCTCGTTCTACAAACTTGATCTCGTATAAGTCTTGAGTTAATGGGAAGTATAAAAGATCACCCTCATTAGGTCTACCATCTACAGTGAGATCATATGACGCTGCTTCTTCATCCCAACGTCTTGTAGACACTCGGAACTTGACTTCATCTGTAATACGTAGACCAAACTTACTAATGAATTCTGATGTCTCTCCAAATCCAGTTACATTTTCCAGAAGCATTTCAATTTGAAACTGTGACTGATACTTTGAATAGATAATATCATCTAAAGTATTGTCTTTCAGGATTGTCCTAGGCATGTAATAGATATCTGATCCAAACAGTTTAATCTGTTCGTCAACCAGATCCTGTACGAGGTTTTGCTCGCCAGAATAACCGCCGTAGTAAGTGGGAAAGTAAGGTGATGTTGGCATCTTATCCGATCATGTCCATTGGTGGGAGGGAATACTTGGTCAGCATTTCTGCTTCAAGTGCTTGAACTTCTCTGTTACCATCTTCCCAAATCTGACGACCGTTGAGAGTAATGCCACCAGGAAGTTGTACGTTATTAAATTTGATTAGGTTTGCTCCCCACTGTCTCTTCATTAAGGCAGTAGCATACCTCTTGAGGAATGAGTCATTATATACTTGAGTAAATGTTTCTGGATTTACAGCACCCCAACAATCAATTAACAACCAGTTTCCTTCTTTTAATCTGCTGGTGTCAATATCAATATATAATCTATCTTGTCTCTTTGTAAATCTATATTGTACTAGAGAACCTGTATTAATAACTTGATCTAGAGTTTCAAAATATTGCTTGACCATGTAGAAATTAGTCAGGTCAAAATTCCCCATCTTGAATCCATTCGAGAAGGAGAACATATCCATTAAGAAAAACTGATTGGTCATACCAAACAGTTCGTTACGTACAAAGTTTGACGACACTCCAAACACTTTACTGATACCCATCACATGCTCTGGGATCTCTAGGAAGTTCTTTCTATGTTCCCATCCAGTGGCATCTGGAGCTACAGTTTGAGTTACTTCGTTCTCTGTAGTAAATCTAGTGATATCTAAATCAGTGATATTGTGCTTGAGATACATTTGCTCAAGACCATCAAAATGATGTTCATGATAAAACTGGATAGCATCATCAATGATGTCATCTACTTGTTCGTCAGCAATGTTGATCTGCAGTACAGGAGCACCCAACTGACGTTTACAGTAATCAATTAGTTCCTGCTTAGTGCTTGGCGCTGCCATGTATCTTACACAAAAAGTCCCTACTTCTATTTAGGAAGCAGGGACTTAGGATTATTCTGCTGCTGATTCTTCAGCAGGTTCTTCTTCTTTAGGATTGAGAAGATCTAGAGTTTCCAAACCACCAGCTAGTTTGAGTTTATACTCCCTTGCTTTGCTAAGGTTTGCTTCTAGTTCAGCAATTTGCTTATCTGTGCTAGCAAGTTGCTCCTCGAAATTTTTTCTAAGTTGTTCAGTGTCCATGATAATCAGGTAAGATTACGATACGATATTATTTATAGAATCTCCCTCGCCCCACATACCACAAGGGAATACATTAAAAGCAATAGAATATCTATTGTTTTTTGATGTGTTTGTAGTTATTTGATGTGATAAATGACTTGGGAAAAAGATTAATAAGTTCTCTTCTGCTGGAATTGCCCAGTTTGACGAATTCCACAGATTATACTCTGTGGGTTCGTGGTAGAAAAATCTATATCCATCATTGAATAAAATATTGCTACCGTCTTCTGGATAAAAAACTCCACTCAACCAACTGTTCTTATGTGAATGTGATTCTCCACTATGACCAGAAGGAGTTAGTGATGCCCAAGAACTAGTAATTTTAAATTGTAAATCCTGATACATTAATACATCTTTAATGTAAGATGACAAATGTTCTACAATATTACTTTGTAACTCTGGAAAATTTTCTAAAATATTTTTAGATTTAGATATTCTAGAGTGTATGTTTGTCTGACTATTTTGAGAATCTAAGGTTTCAATATACTCAGTCTCTTTTAACTTCTCAAGAATCAAATTTGTATTTAAATTTAATTTAGATAATGTAAGAGGACTAGAGAACAATGGCAAAATATCAAATCTCATTCTGTGTCAGTATCAAGTAATTTATCAAGTTCTACAGTTGACCCAACAACTCTAACAACAGGCAAACCATCGGGAGTTGTCAAGTCATCAACAGTATACCCTACTTTAGCATCTGACCTATTAATCAACTGTATCATTCTACATCTATCAATGTCTTCTTTCTTGGGGGTAGATAAGCGAAGATCTTCTCTCATCTTAATAACCCAATCAGAACTAACACCAGGACCAAATGGTTCTTCGTTGTTAATGTGATTAAGTAGATCACTTAAAACTTGTTTTTGATCTTCATTCAATGAAGCAATATATGTTAAATCCATTTTACTTTGTATAGCGAACAATTACAACACCAGGACCACCAGAGCCACCAATGATAGAAGAGCTACTACCATTGTAGCCTGCTCCACCACCGCCGCCACCAGTGTTTACTTGACCGTTTTCAGCACCTTCTCCATTGTTTGTACCATAATCAGAAGGCAGTAAAGTATTTCTACCACCCTGTCCACCTCCACCTACACCACCTTCACCTCTAATACGACCTGTGCCACGGACTCCTCCGCCACCTCCACCAGCATATGCTTTTAGAGTGCCTTCAATTTCCATATAACATCCAGCACCGCCAGGACCACCAATGTCTCTAGGTGCTCCGCCGTTAGTGCCACAGAAACCACAACCGCCGCCGCCAGCACCATCGTCACCATCTCCCCAACTTCCGCCTGGCCAACCTTGAATACCTCTTCTTACAAAACCGTTATTATTTCCACCTGTGTTGGCTGTGTGGGATCCCAAGACACCAGCACCAGGAGCATAAGCATCATTACTAGCTGCTCTAGGTGGAGTCTGTAGAGTTTCGATGTAACCGAAAGCATTACCTACAGCAGAACCACCCCTTCTAGATTTATTAGCACCTCCACCACCACATCCACCAGACCCAGAAAAACCAGGACCACTAGCTCCACCATGTGCTTCACCACCGCCGCCACCTACAGCTTCGTAAATGATATCGCCACCAACAAATGTAGTTGGTTGACCTGCTCTTCCTTCTTGATCAGGTTGGTTCCATCCTTTACCACCAAGACCACCAGAACCAATAGTAATTTGGTACGTACCAACTGGAAGTTGGAGATTTCTCTTATACAATGTGCCACCAGCGCCGCCCCCGCCGCCGATAACACCACCACCACCACCGCCACCACCAATAATCAAAAGATCAATGCCTTTATCACTAGAAGCATTGTTGATTGTTAGTGTTCCATTACCAGTAAATTTAATCACTCTCTCCCCAGCAAGATCTCCACCAAGATCAGTAGTAGTTACATCACCAGTAGCGGAAATATCATATGAGGTAGATCCAATAGAAATCCATTCAGATCCATCATAAATTTGAATCTTTCCCTCTTGCTGATTAAAAATCATATGACCTGGAGGTGCTCCAGTAGGTCTTGATGAATTAGTATGAATCGGTAAGTTTAACTCCGATCCTACAACAGCTTCACCAACATTTAAATTAGACATGTTTATCGGGCGGTAGTGTCTCTAAGTATTTATCTTCGATTGGAAGCATCAAAGGCATGTTCAATGAATGGTCCATCTCTTCTTACATAATGAAAAAAGATTTGATGGTAGTAAGATTTGTGATTTCCTTTCATTGGTTCACGCCAATGTTCACGCTCACATCCTTTATATATGACAGCATCTCCAGGATTTGTTACCAGAGGAACTTTGTCTCCATCTGGTGTATCAAACCATATTGGCCACTGATAATCCAAATTATTAGAACAATGTAAAGAAACACTGACTTCACATGATGGTCTATCTTTATGTGGGGTTAGTTCTTGATTCTTGAAATAAAACCTATCGTAGTAATACGTAGGATATAAAATTTCGTTAATTACTTCTTGTACTCTGTTTTTTACTTCGTAAAAAACTTCTTTATAATGGGGGTGGTTATACCTAGAAATACTTCCAGGAACCTGTCTCTCACTTTTATCCATTACTACATGTCCAGGAGACCTGTATGTATACTGACCTCTTTCCCACGGAATAGGCTGGAAAAGATATATAGGATCTATCATTTTGGGAACCAAAATAACAGACCAATCATCCCACTTTCTCATATTACCTCCATTGGGGACCAACTACCCAACCAACCAGAGAACGCCTTTCCCCAGTTAAAACTTTCTTTGCTCTGTGTGGCAATCGACTATCAAAAACAATTACAGTTCCTTTTTTCTTTGGAGCAAAAAATGTTTTCTTTTGATCTTCCATAAATTGAACTTCACCACCAGTGTAATCTTCGTGGGAAGACAATTGTACCGTAATAGAAAGTTTTCTAATTTTTTGTGTGCTTCCAACTATAAAATCTTCTTGTGGATCTGGAAGAGGTGTGTAAGCATTACCTACTCCATCATCTTTATGCCAATGATAATAATTATCGGTTTGATATCTGGTGTATTGAATAGATCCTCCATCAAATCCATCTATGTCATACCTAAAGTTATTTTTATTTGCCAAAGTAATGTAATGCCACATCAATCCACAGACCCAATGAGTATCTGGAATCCATAGATTAGAACTATCTCTCATTTTATAGTCAGGACCTGACTTAGTTTGAGATTCTATAAACTCGTCGTTATTGGCGAGATTCTCTAAATCTCTAGATAAACAATCAACAACATCA